TGCAAGTGCAAGATTTTCTTATACTTACTATAGATTCGATCCGGATCCAGGAAATCCCACTTAATTTTTTATTCAAAATAGTGTATACTTAAATTATGACATTTGATGAACTAAAACAACAAGTACAAGAAGATCTGAAGATTGATTCCACCGAACTAGCAATAGAATCGGTCAATACTCCACAGATCCATAATAAGTATCTTCTATTCCTCAAGAAGCACAAGGAAGCCCTTGCAGAGGACGAAAGAACGCTCCGTGTCATGCGGAAGTACAAGTGGCTGTATTACACAGGGAAGCTGTCTAAAGAGGAACTAGAGCGTTTTAAGTGGGAGCCATTTGACCTAAATATTCTCAAGACCGATGTGGATCGGTTCATTGATGCGGATGATGATGTCATTCGTCTTGAAAAACAAATTACTGAAAAGAAAGAACTAGTGAGTTATTTGGACGGTGTTGTAAAGATCGTAGGTAACAGGCAGTGGAATATACGATCCGCCATCGAATGGATCAAATTCAGTCATGGGCAGTGAAGAAGTAAAAATAGAAAAAATCGATGGTACATTCATCAAGATTCATTGCGAAAATTCAGTAGCAAAAGAGATATCCGATTACTTTACTTTCAAGGTTCCAAACTCTCAATACTCACCAGCATTCAAGCGTAGAGTCTGGGATGGTCAGATTCGTTTATTCAACTACTTCACACGCAAGATCTATACGGGGCTTCGAAACAAAATAGTTCAGTTTTGTCTTGATAGAAACTACGAATGCAAGTTTGAAAATTTCAAGGAGGAATTCTTTGAGGATTATAAGTCTTATCTTGATGGCCTACATCTATACTCAGATTCTGGCGAAATCCAGCTCAGAGACTATCAGAGAAGGGCTGTGGAAATGGCTCTTGATCATAAGCGTAGTCTACTGATATCTCCAACAGGTAGCGGTAAGTCTTTGATCATCTACTGCATTCTGCGGTATCTTCTTAGCAAGAACAAAAAAATTCTAATTCTTGTTCCTACTACAAGTCTGGTTAATCAGATGAGATCGGACTTCATTGAGTATGCTGGTAAGGAATGGAGTGCAGAAAAAAATATTCACATAATCTACGCAGGCAAAGAAAAAGAAACCACTAAGCCTATCGTTATCTCTACATGGCAAAGCGTCTATGAATTGCCAGAGAAAACATTTGCAGATTATGATGCTGTGATTGGTGACGAATGCCATCTCTTCAAAGCAAAGTCATTGGTCAGACTAATGAACAAGCTCAGAAACTGTCACATTCGCGTTGGTACTACTGGTACATTAGATAATATTCAGGTACATAAGCTAGTTCTTGAAGGACTCTTTGGACCACCTATTCGTGTCACAAGCACAAAGAATCTCATTGATAACAAAGTTCTTTCGCAACTAGACATCAACTGCCTTCAGCTGAAATATGCAAAAGAAGAATGCGATTCAATGAAGCGCAAGACATACCAAGATGAAATTGAATATATCATTTCTCATGAAAGAAGAAATAAGGTTGCAGAAAAACTTTGTTCTTCTCTCAAAGGAAATACTCTGGTTCTTTTCTCGCAAGTACAAAAGCATGGTCTTCCATTTTATGAATCTCTTCAGAAAAGATGCACAGACAAGAAAGTATATTTTATTTCTGGAATGACTGATGTAGAAGACAGAGAACAGATTCGTAAGATTGTTGATAAGTCTACTGATTCTATTCTTGTTGCATCTTATGGCACATGCAGCACTGGTATAAATATTAAGAACATACACAATATTGTATTTCTACATCCTTCAAAATCAATAGTTCGTGTTTTGCAATCAATTGGTCGTGGTCTTCGAATGTCAGAAACAAAAGATCATGTGATGATTTACGATTTAGTTGATGATCTTCGCCATAAAAAATATCAAAATCACGCATTCAATCATTTTCTTGAACGAATAAAAATTTACGAAAACGAATCTTTTAACTTCAAACTAGTTCCGATAGATCTCTGAGAGGATAAATAGTCATATGGAAACTACTTGCAGATTGTTTAAGCTGAGGAGTGGTGAAGAAGTTCTTGGATTGCTATCAGCAGAAAGCGATTCTACTATTAGCATTCTAAAACCAATGGTTATTAAAACTCATATTTCTCCAGATCCACTTGGAGTTACTAGAGAGATAACAGTTCTTAGAAATTGGTTAGAATTTACTGATCAAGAATATATTGATCTGCCAAGAGATCATATTGCATCTGTTCTTATGCCCTCCGAAAGTACTGTAGTTTTATATCAGAAATCTGTACGAACAGAAGAAAATTACAAAGAGAGCTTAAAGCAAGCTGAAGAAAAGAAAAAAGAAACAATTCAAAATCCTGATAGCTTACAGGATATGTTTAAATCATTATTTGATGAAATTATTGAAATGGATTCGAATGAACCACCAATTAATAATCCATTAGCAAAACCACCTTCTCCAATGCCATTTCCTTTCATGAATCCAAATACAAATGTAGGAATGTTCTTTTCGATTCCTCCAGATATATTTCAAGAAATGATTGAAAATGGCCTTTTAGATTTTGATATGTTTGGTGCTTTAAAGGATGATGATGAAGAGGAAGATCTTCTAATTCCCGAAATGGAATTTCTCACTGATAAAGAAAAAGAAAAGATGAGAAGAAAGGGAATTAATTTGGAAGACTTCCCTGATGATCCTCGTAAGTATATCGATGATATATCTGAGGATACTAAAGAGTAACTATTTAGTTACAATTTTACTTGTTGATCGCCTACACAGCGAAGTGTATCCAGATGTCTAGATTTTGTCAATTGATTTTTTCTGGGAACATGATATTATTTGCGCATGAGTAAAAAGAAAAAAATAGAAGAGTCTGATGATATAATAGAGCCAGATTTAGTACCCATAGTGGAGGAAGAAGAAAAATCCCACTATGTGGATAATAAAGAATTTTTGGCTGAGATGATAAAATGGAAAAAGAAATATAATGCGGCTGAGGAATCTGGTAGAAAGAAACCCCCAGTTTCAGACTACATAGCCGAATCTTTCTTAAAAATTGCGGAACACCTATCCTACAGACCAAATTTTATGAACTACCCCTACAGGGAGGAGATGGTAGGAGATGGAATTGAAAATTGTTTGATGTATGCTCACAATTTCGATCCAGAAAAATCAAAGAACCCCTTTTCTTATTTTACCCAAATCATATACTTTGCTTTCCTTAGACGCATTGAAAAGGAAAAGAAGCAGTCGTACATCAAGTATAAGATCATGGAAGACAACGCAGATGAAAGATTTCATCGCTGGTTCAAAGAAAATTATTTTGCCAAGGATAGTTCTGCCAGCTTTAGAGAGATCTTTAGTTTATCAGAAAATGATGTAAATAAATTTGAAGATACAAAAGTAAAGAAGAAGAAAAAGAAGAAAAAGCTCAGATGAAAATAGCAATTATTAATGATACTCATTTCGGAGCAAAGAACGATTCGCCCGTTCTTCTTGAACATTTTATTCAGTTCTTTGAGAAGCAGTTCTTTCCATATTGCGTAAATAATAATATAGAACATATAATTCATCTGGGTGATTTCTTTGATCGTCGCAAATATATTAACTTCAATACTCTGAAGCAAGTTCGCACTAGAGTGATTGAGCCGATGGAAAAGATGGGCATGTCAATGCAAATCATCATCGGAAATCACGACACTTATTTTCGAAACACAAATAAAACAAACTCTCCCCAAGAACTTCTTGAGAAGTATTTTCATATAGAAGTGGTTAATGAACCAAAGGATCTGCTCTACCCAGATGTTATTATCGGTGCAGTTCCTTGGATGTGTGAAGATAATCTTTCACAGTGCATTGAGTATATCAAGAACTCAAAGGCCCATATTCTTCTGGGTCACTTTGAGATTGTTGGGTTTGAAGTTCTTCGTGGAGTATACCACGAATCAGGACTTCAGCGAGAGATGTTCGATAGATTCGAAACTGTTATGTCAGGCCACTTTCACCTGAAGTCTCGTCACAAGAATATTGAATATCTTGGTACTCAATACCAGATGGGCTTTACAGATGTGAACGAAAGAAAGGGGTTCCATGTCTTTGATACCAAGACACGGGATCTTGAATTCATTCAGAATACAGAAGAGCTTTTTCATAGAATCATTTACGATGACTCGCTGCCAGAGCAGCTAGAGAATCTTGACTTCACTCAGTTCCATGATAAGTATGTGAGATTGATTGTTCAAAGAAGAAATAAGCCAGTATTCTACGAAAAGTTTATAACTAAATTGAATGAATCAAAGCCATATGATGTAACAGTTGTAGATGAAGAGATCGAAATGAATTATTCATCTATTGATATTGATATGAATATGGATACAATAACGATGATCTGCAAAGAGATAGATGATCTATCTGAGATCACGAACAAGGACGATATCAAGAGTATCATCAAAGATCTGTACCACGAATCCCTTACTATAGATGATTAACTTCAAGAAAATCCGGTTTAAGAATTTTGGTTCCTTCGGCAACAACTTCTCGGAGATTGACTTTGAGAAGAGTGCAACCACACTTGTAAGTGGGTCGAATGGAAACGGAAAGTCTTTTGCCTTTCTTGATGCAATCACATTTGGTCTATTCGGAACTCCATTCCGAAACATCAATATTCCTCAGCTGGTAAACAGTGTCAATAAAAAGAATTGTACTGTAGAAGTTGAGTTTGAAGTCAACAAGGCACAGTACAAGATAGTTCGCGGTCTTGCTCCAAAGGTCTTTGAGATCTACAAGAATGGAGTAATGATAGAACAAGCGGCCAAGACCAAGGACTATCAGGACATGCTTGAGAACCAGATTCTCAAGATGAATAAGAAGACTTTCATGCAAGTGATTATTCTTGGCAAGTCTTCGTTTGTTCCTTTCATGGAATTGCCCCCACATGATCGCCGTCAAGTAATCGAAACTATCCTAGATATTGATGTCTTTTCATCAATGAACTTGATCCTAAAGGGAAAGCTTTCTCAGATACGGGAGAATATCAAAAGTATCAAGGTTGACCTAAGAGTTACAGAAGAAAAGATAAAACTATAT